CACCAAGAGTCACTAGCTGAACGCATCAGAAAAGGTAAAGAAGTCCTTGCTAAGGAGATACCTAATTGGAGTCCTGAGACTACCCAAGCAGTTGTCACCACCGGCAAAGAGTATGGATTTACTGATGATGAACTAAACGCTATCGTTGACCCAAGACACGTTAAAGTTTTGCACGATGCTATGCAATGGCGCAAATCACAAAACAAGAAGCCATTAGTTAAGAAGAAGGTCGCTAGTGCCAAACCTGTAGTGAAACCAGGTGCGAAAGACCCGAAAGTCGCAGCTAACTCTAACGCTAAGAAAATGCGTGAGCAATTACGCAAATCTGGTAGTTCTGAATTAGCTTCTAAATTAATCGAACAAATGATTTAAAGGAGTTTTAATCATGGCAGTTTCAGCAACCAATAGTTATACCGGTGCAGGTATCGCTGAGTCTTTTGAAGACGTAATCTACGATATTTCACCTGAAGAAACACCTTTGCTTTCTATGGCAAAGAAAATGACCGCAGGTCAAACATATCACCAATGGCAAACAGACGCTTTAGCAGCAGCAGCTGGTAACGCTCAAATTGAAGGTGATGACGCATCATATGCTACATTAGCAGCAACAACAGTATTAGGTAACTACACACAGATTTCTCGTAAAACTGTAAACATCTCTAATACATACGATGTTGTTAAAAAGTATGGTCGTAAATCAGAAGTTGCTTATCAGTTAATGAAAGCTGGTAAAGAACTTAAACGTGACATGGAATATGCTTTAGTACGTAACCAAGCATCATCAGCAGGTGGCGCAGGTACAGCTCGTACATCAGCAGGTTTAGAGTCATGGATTTCTGGTAACAGAATTATCGCCGCAGCAGCATCTACAGCAACTACACCTGGCTTTGCAGCTGGCGTTGTAGCAGCTCCAACAGATGGTACAGCAGGTACTTTCATTGAAGCAGACCTTAAGTCAGCTTTAGAAGCAGCATGGTTAGATGGTGGTGAGCCAACAACTATTCTTATGTCTTCTAAAAACAAAAAGCTATTCTCAGCATTTGCTGGTATCGCTGAAAAACGTCACATGGTAAATGGTACTTCAGAAGCTATCATTACAGCAGCAGCTGACGTTTATGTTTCTGACTATGGTAATCACACAGTTAAATTAGACAGATTCATGCGTGATGAAGCAGTTTTATGTGTTGACCCAGCTTACGTTGGTGTCGCATCATTAAGACCAATCACAAAAGAAGAACTAGCTAAAACTGGTGACTCTACTAAATACTTGATGACAGCAGAATACGCATTAGTGGTTAATAACCCAGATGCACATGCTAAAGTTCAAGGTGTTGGTGTTTAATCAACATTGATATATAATAGGGGGTAGGAAACTACCCCTTATCTATTATGGCTATATTATTCGATAAAGACCCCATAACAGGTGTAATGCAATATTATGATTATGACCCTGTTAAAGACGAACATTTAATTCACAGCGTACAAGACACAACAGCACTGATTGATAAACTAAAGGAAGTAAGAAACAATCCTGATGTTTGGAATAAAGGTGTTAAAGAATCATGGGTACACTATGCAAGCATCCCACCAGTCGTTGAGATGAAACTCAAGGAAAAAGGCATAGACATATACAATAAAGACCAAACAAAAGAATTACTCAAAGAGATTAACGAAAACTATCCTTGGCTCAAAACAACAACAAAAAACCATGGATAAACAAGAGTTACAAAAGATACAATTAGCAATACACGACTTAATTAATCGTGAACAATACTCACAAGCATTACCTCTAATCAACGAGGTGTTAGAGCATTACCCTGATAACGATGCCACATTAAACTTTATGGGTTATATCCATTTAATGGGTGACCAACCGGCATTAGCTTATCAATACTTTAGACGTGCATTACAAGAAAGCCCAAGCAATAAAGCCTTATGGACATCATTAGGTCGTGCTTACCATGAGCTTGATAACTACGATGAAGCTGTTAAATGCTTCCTAAAGTCAGCAGAGTTAGACAATGGATACGCATTAGCATATAGCAATGCAGCAGCTAGCTTTGTACAGATGTCAGAATGGAAAGCAGCAGAAGATGTCTGCAAACTTGCATTAGAGACTGACCCTAACGATAAGAACGCACAGATGAACTTATCTCATGCTTACCTGGCTCAAGGCAAATGGAAAGATGGTTGGAAACAATGGGGCTTATCACTCGGTAGTAAGTTTAGAAAAGAATGGCACTATGGTGATGAAACACGTTGGGATGGCGAAGCAGGCAAAGACATTATTATTTATGGAGAACAAGGGTTAGGCGATGAAATCTTTTATGGTAGTTGCATACCTGATGCTATCGCTATTAGTAAACAAGTCTATATCGATTGTGACCCCAAGCTCGAAGGTTTATTTAGACGGAGCTTTCCTGAGGCGGAGGTTCACGGAACAAGACAAGAAGAACATCCTGAATGGTTAGCAGATAAGACGTTTGACCATCGTTGTGGCATAGGTGGCTTACCTGAGTTCTTTAGACATGACTCTAAAGACTTTCCTCGTGAAACATATTTAGTTGCAGACCCAGAGCGTAGACAAATGTGGCGCTCACTATTCGACAGTTGGGGTAAGAAAGTCATAGGCATTACCACACATGGTGGCTTAAAACATACCAATAAAAAAGGTCGCAAGCTCACAAAAGATGATATACAATCATTATTGAATCGTAAAGATTTGATTTTAATTTCATTAGATTACGAGGTAGATGAGAAGATAGAGGGGGTTAAGTATTTTCCATTTGCCACGCAATCAAAAGACTACGATGACACAGCAGCGTTAATAGCAGAATTAGATGCAGTTGTTGGTGTCAATACGACAGCACAACATTGTGCAGCAGCTCTCGGTGTCAAAACTATCTGTTTAGTCCCTAAATACCATCAATGGCGCTATGCTCAACCGAGTATGCCCTGGTATCGACATATGAGCTTAAAATACCAAGACGACAAGTCCTGGAAAGAAATCATAGACACAATCACTATTTAAGGATTCCTAAATGGCTTTTACTAACTATACGTCATTCGTGACGACAGTAGAGAATTATCTTGCTCGCTCAGACTTAACAGCAGTTATCCCTGACTTTATCGAGTTAGCACAAGAACGTATCTCTCGTGACTTAAGAGTGCAAGAGATGTTAAAAGTAGCTACTGCCGACACTGTGGCTGGTGATAAGAACATTGCATTTCCTGCTGACTTCTTAGAGTTAAGAGAAATACACATACAAGGCTCACCGGTATATACATTAGAATTTCAAACACCAGACAAATTCTTTAGAAATGGTGTAACCCATACATCAGGAGTACCTGAATACTTTACCATGCTCGGTGCTGAGTTCCAATTTGCACCTGTGCCTGATGGAACACAAACTGTTCAAATACTTTATTATGCTAAACCTGATTTTATTAGTGCATCAACAGCAAGTAATCTCTACCTAGCATATTTCCCTGATGCTTTATTGTATGCAACTCTAGCAGAGTCAGCACCTTACTTAATGAACGATGAAAGATTACCAGTATGGTCTAGTCTGTATGACAGAGCAATTGCAAACATTAGAGAAAACGACAAGGGAGCAACATTCTCAAGTGCAAGATTAAACGTAACAACTTCATAAGGAAATATTATGGCTGAATTTAGTAATTTTTTAGAGAACGCACTTATTAATGCAGTTCTCCGTAACACAACATACACATCACCTGCAACAGTCTATGTATCACTATATACAAGTGACCCAACAGATGCAGATTCAGGTACAGAAGTATCAGGTGGTTCATATGCAAGAACAGCAGTTACAATGGGTGCGCCATCTAACGGTGTATCTACAAACTCTGCTGACGTAACATTCCCAACAGCTACTGCTTCATGGGGTACAGTATCACACATCGGTATACATGATGCTTCAACAAGTGGCAACTTATTATTCCATACACCACTCGACACATCTAAAACAATCGACTCTGGTGATATTTTCAAAATAGAAACAGGCAACTTATCAGTTACATTAGCGTAAGGATAAACAATGGCATTAGTCGTTAAAGATAGAGTAAAGGAAACCACCTCGACCACAGGTACAGGCACGCTTACGCTTGCAGGTGCAGTTGCTAAATTTCAGTCATTTAGTGTAGTTGGTGATGGTAATACAACATATTACGCTATCGAAAGTGGTAATGGTACAGACTGGGAAGTTGGTATAGGAACATATACAGCATCAGGCACAACCTTATCTCGTGACACCATACTAGAATCTTCTAACGCAGGTAGTGCTATTAACCTATCAGGCACATCTACAGTGTTCTGTACATATCCTGCTGAACGAAGTGTGAATACAGCTGACATAGGTTCTACAATACAAGCATACGATGCCGATACTGCCAAGTATGACGACACAACAGCAAACTTCACAGGAACACTACAAAATGGTGGTAGCAATGTAGTTGTTGATACAGATATTGGTAGCACAGTGCAAGGATATGATGCCGATACAGCTAAGTACGATGACGCTACTGCTAATTTTACAGGCACATTACAGAATGGTGGAAGTAATGTAATTGTTGATACTGATATTGGTTCAACAGTACAGGGATACGATGCTGACACAGCAAAATATGATGATACTACTGCTAATTTTACTGGAACATTGCAAAATGGTGGTAGTAATGTTGTAGTAGACACAGACATCGGTTCAACAGTTCAAGCATATAATGCTAATACAGCATTAACATCAGATATTACTCCAACAGCAGTATCAGATGCAGCAAACACATCAACTGGTTATTTTGATTTACCTGCTGGAACTACTGCACAAAGACCAGGAAGTCCAGCAACTGGAATGGTTAGATACAATACAGATGAATCTTCTTATGAAGCATATGATGGTTCTAATTGGGTTCAAGTTAGCACTCAAAATTATATATATGATGTAGAGTATCTTGTTGTAGCTGGTGGTGGTGGTAGTGCTTACCAAATAGGTGGTTATGCTGGCGGTGGCGGAGGTGGTGCTGGAGGATATTTAACAAGCACAGTATCAGTAGAAACTACTAATACTTACACTGTCACTGTTGGTGGTGGTGGAGCTGGAGGAACTTCTGCCGGTGCAGGTGGAAATGGTACTAATTCAGTACTTTCTGGAACAGGAATATCAACTGTTACTTCTATAGGTGGCGGTGGTGGAGGTGGCTCTACAGGTACAGGTAATAGTGGTGGTTCTGGTGGTGGCGGAAGTGGTGAAGGTTCAAAAACTGGCGGTTCTGGAACTACAGGACAAGGCACTGCTGGTGGTAATGGTGTAAATGCAGGTGGTGGCGGTGGTGGAGCAAACAATACTGGTGCTAATGCAGTAACAACAACAGGTGGTAATGGCGGTAATGGTAAAGCATCTTCTATAACTGGTTCATCTACATATTATGCCGGTGGCGGTGGCGGTGGTGCGTATAGTGGTGGCTCTGGCGGAACAGGCGGACTTGGGGGAGGTGGTAATGGTGGTACATCAACTGCTGGTACTGCTGGTACAGTAAATACAGGTGGTGGCGGTGGCGGCATACCATACATGGGAACAACCAATGGTGTTGCTGGTGGCTCTGGTGTTGTAATACTTCGTATGCTTACAAGTAAATATTCAGGAACAACAACAGGCTCTCCAACTGTTACTACAGATGGTTCTTACACAGTTTTAAAATATACAAGTTCAGGTAGTTATACAGCATAAGGATAAAATATGGCACATTACGCAAAAGTAACAGATGGTATCGTAACTAAAGTCATAGTTGCTGAACCAGAATTTTTTGATATATTGATTGATGATTCACCTGGTGAATGGGTACAAACTTCTTATAATACACATGGTGGACAACACCCAGAAGATAGACCATTAAGAAAAAATTATGCAGGTATTGGTTATACTTACGATAAACAAAGAGATGCTTTTATTCCACCTCAGCCATTTCCATCATGGACGTTAAATGAGGAAACTTGTTTATGGGAATCACCTATTGCATACCCTGATGACAATAATAAATATCAATGGAATGAAGAAACACTATCTTGGGACATTGTTGAATAATGTTTGGATTAAGTGCATTTTCTGAAAATAGCTTTTCTGCATTTTTTGAATCACCTATTGAATTAGGTGAAGCAAGTATTACAGCAAATGCTACACTTACTGCTAATGGCTATCGTATTAAAAATTTTGCAGGAAGTATTACTGCCAATGGTGATGCCACTGCTATTGGTTATCGTGTTCAACAAAGTAGCGCAGGTATTACATCTGATGCTACAGTTGATGTAGATTACTTAAGAATAAGAACAAACAGTGGAGACATCTCTGCTTACGCTTTAGTTGATGCAGATGGATATTCACTTGCAAGAGCTAGTGGAAGTATATTCTCTAATGTCAGTGTTACTGCTAATGGTGTTGCAATATATAGTAGAAATGCAGATATAGATGCTAATGCAAATGTTACAGGCAATGCAAGAAGAATAAGAACTGTATCACCTAATGTAAACTCTATCGCAAATGTAACCTCTCTAGCAAATGCAATATGGTCAGCAGGTGGAGCAATTACATCACAAGCAATAGTAGGAACAGAAGGATATATATTAGGTGAAGAATGGACTGACACACCATTTGGAAGTGAATCATGGACAAATATAACAGCAGGTGCAGAGGTTTGGTCAGAAGTTTCTGCTGGAAACGAAAACTGGTTACAACAAGGATAAAACATGGCAAAAAACAAAATTAGTGAATATTCATCTACCGCAGCTAATAATACAGATGTAGCAAACATTAACATAGCTGAAGGATGTAGCCCAAGCAATATTAATAATGCCATTAGAGCTGTAATGGGGCATCTTAAAGACTTTCAAGATGGCTCTAGTGCAGACTCATTAACAAATGCAGGTACGTTAAATATTACAGGTAATTTGCATTTAGATGGTAGTGCAGGAACATCTGGTCAAGTTTTATTATCAGCAGGTACAGGAGCAACTCCAACATGGGGCGATGCTTTTGTTACTGGTATGATTTTAATGTGGTCTGGTACGATTGCTACAATACCAAGTGGTTGGTATTTATGTGATGGTACTAACAGCACTCCAGATTTAAGAAATCGATTTATTATAGGTGCTAACGCAGATGATGGTGGAGCAGCTAAAACATCTGTAACAGGAAGTGCAACACAATCAGGCGGTAGTAAAGATGCTATTGTTGTTTCACATACACATACAGGAACAACTGATGCAGGTGGTGTTCACAATCACGCATTAGCATCTGGTGGAGTTGGTGATGCTTTTGGTGGTTTTGGTGAATCAGGTAGAAATGGTGTTGCTGGATATAGTGAAGGAACAGGATATTATGAAGATGGTCAAGATTCAACACAATTAGTACAAGATTCATCTTCTCACACACATACATTTACAACAGACAGTTCTGGTTCTAGTGGCACTAACGCAAATCTTCCTCCTTACTATGCTCTTGCATTTATTATGAAAGCGTAATTAATGGCAACTCAAAGAATAATATTCGATGAATGGTTACCTGACCAACCATCAGTNAGNAAATCAGTTAGAGAAGCATTAAATGTCGTTCCAGTATTAAATGGATACTCATACATCAATACGGCTGCTAACTACTCTGCTCAAGCATCAGAAAACCTAAACAATGTGTTTGCTGGTAAGTTTGGTGGAACTGTGACTGTGTTTGCAGGCGGTGGGACTAAACTATTTAAGCTAGATAATACAGACTTATCGCTAGATGACGTATCTACAGCAGGTGGATATTCTGGTGATGGTCGTTGGCAGTTTGTGCAGTTTGGTCAAAATATGTTGGCTAGTAATGGCACACAGCGTATCCAATATTGGACACTCGGTAGTTCAACAGGATTCTACCAATCCTCAACATTTGTATCAGGCACATATAGCAGAAGTGGTACAGCCGTTACTGCTACTATTACAGCACATGGATTAACTGCTGGTGAAACGTATGAGGTCGATATTACAAGTGGTGATGGCACAGATGGTGAATATGTTATCTCAGT